AAACCGCAGTAAAGGAGGGTCAATGGCAACTGCACCGAACAGTGGTTCGGCGGGCTATCTCATGCCCGCTGCGGGACCGCCCTACGACGCCGACCTGGAGGACATCTTCCAGCAGATGGTCGTCGGGATTACGGGCCTCCCAGGCAACCGCGTCATCCCTCGCTGGCAACCTGAACCGCCGAACATTCCGCCCTTCGGGAGCGACTGGGCCGCGGTTGGTGTCACGGTGGACGACCGGAACTGGAACGCCTACCAATGGTGGGACACCCCCTCCCAGTCGTACATCGTCGAGGGCACGGAAGCCATCAACGTCCTGTTCACCTTCTACGGCCCAAACAACCAGAAGCTGCGCCGGATGTTGGAGGACGGGATCATGCTCGATCAGAACCGGGATGCCATCTACGCCCAGGGCATCAAGTTCATCGAGTTCAAACCGCCAGTCGCACTCCCTGCCCTGCTCAAGCAGCGGTGGCAGAAGCGCGTCGACATCAAGGGCATTTTCTCCCGCCTGAGTCGCAAGACCTACCCGGTCCAGACCATCGTGGGTACCAGCCAGAACCCGTTGAGCGGCATCAACAACGAGAAGTTCGTGACGCCGATCGTCGTCAATCCCCCAACTCCGTAAAGGAATCCAGATGAATCCCAGTCTTCCCGTATCGCGGATCATCAACGTCTCGGTGCAGCTCACGCCAGCAGCAGCCCAGGCCCAGAGCCTGAGCAACCTGCTCTACCTGGGCTCCTCGGACGTGATCGACGTCTACGAGCGTTACCGCACTTACCTCACCCTGGGTGCGGTGGCCGCCGACTTCGGCACGAGTGCCGATGAATACAAGGCGGCGTCCCGCTGGTTCGCCCAGAGCCCGCAGCCCACCTCGCTGATCATCGGCCGCTGGGCCCAGACCGCGGCCAAGGGTGGTCTGAAGTGCGCTGCGCTTTCCGCGAGCGCCCAGGCCATCGCCACCTGGAACGCCATCACCACCGGCTCCCTGGGGATCAAGAAGGACGGTGGTGCGGTCGTCAACGTCTCGGCGATCAACCTGAGCGCCTGCGCGAACCTCAACGCAGTGGCCGCTGCGATCGCAGCCGGTACGGGCTTCCCCGCTGGCACGACCTGCGTGTGGAACTCGACCTACAACCGCTTCGAGTTCGTGAGCGCCACGACCGGCGCCACGTCTGCCATCGGCTTCCTGACGGCCACCGGCAGCGGCACGGACCTGAGCGCGATGCTGGGTGGCCAGAGCGGCCAAGGTGGCTACAGCTACAACGGCATTGCGGCCGAGAGTGCGGTGAGCGCTGTCACCACGTTCGACAACATGATCGGCCAGCAGTTCTACGGCGTGGCCGTGGGCGGCCTCACGCCTGGCGCGAATGGCGGGGTCGACACCGCGGCACTCCTCGCGGTGGCCGCCTACGTGGAAGGTGCGAATACGAAGCACGTCTTCCCGATCACCACCCAGGAGCCCGGCTGCCTCTCCTCGCTGGACACCGTCAACATCGGCTACCAGCTCAAGCAGCTCGGCTACAAGCGCACCGGCTGGCAGTACAGCTCGTCGGCCGTGCATGCGGGGCTGTCGCTGTTCGCGCGCATCCTGACGGTCAACTACGAGGGCTCGCAGACGGCCATCACCCTGAAGTTCAAGCAGGAGCCCGGGGTGATCGCGGAGACGCTGACGGCCAGCCAGGTCGCGGCGATCGAGGCGAACAACGGCAACGTCTTCGTGACCTACAACAACAACACGGCGATCGTGGAGCAAGGCACGATGGCCAGCGGCGACTTCATCGACACGATCACCGGTTCCGACTGGCTGGCCATCACGATGCAGCGCGACCTCTACAACCTGCTCTACTCCAGCAACACGAAGATTCCGCAGACCGACGCCGGCATGCACCTACTGGTGACCACCTGCGAAGCGCGCTGCCAGCAGGGGGTGAACAACGGCTTTCTGGCCCCTGGCGTCTGGAATGAGGGCGGCTTCGGCGTGCTCAATCAGGGGGACTTCCTCCAGAAGGGCTACTACGTGTACGCGGGCCCCGTGAGCGCGCAAGCGCAGGCCGACCGCGCTGCGCGCCTCGCTGTTCCCATCCAGGTGGCGGCCAAGCTGGCCGGCGCTATCCACGGCGCGAACGTCACGATCAACATCAACCAGTGAAGGGCTGAACGAGCATGAGCAGCAACACCTACAGCTTCCTCGACATCGTGGCCGCAATGGTCGGCCCCGGCGTCGCGGCGAACCTCGGCAACGGCGCGGCCGTCGCGGAGGAAGGCATCGAAATCCAGCGCACCGGCGACATCGGCAGCATGACGATCGGCTCGGACGGCGCCGGCATGCACTCGCTGCACGCCGACAAGAGCGGCACGGTCACCGTGCGCTGCATCAAGAACTCGGAGACCAACCGCATCCTGAGCGCGGCCTATGCGTTCCAGACGTCGAGCGGTGCGAGCTACGGCAGCAACACGATCACCATCGTGGACAAGCAGCGCGGGGACGTCACCACCTGCAGCCAGTGCGGCTTCAAGAAGTACCCGGACCTGAAGTACGCGAAGGACGCGGACATCATCGCCTGGGAGTTCAACGCGGTCCGCATCGAGTCCACGCTCGGCGCCTGATCTCGGGGATAGGAGACGAAGATGAACAACATGGTCGTGAGTGAGTTCGAGGTCGATGGCAAGAAGTACCAGGTTGGCAGGATGGACGCGATGAAGCAGTTCCACGTCGCCCGCCGCCTGGGCCCTGCCCTCGTCATTGCCGGCGTCAGTATCGAGATGGCCCGCAAGGGACTGGACGGTGCGGACGCCCTGGCGATGGCCGGGCCGGTGATGACCACGATCTCGAAGATGGCCGACGAGGATGTCGATTACGTCCTCTTCACCTGCCTGGGCGTGGTCAAGCGGCAGGAGGGGGACAAGTGGGCCCCCGTTCTGACCCAGGATGGCAAGACCCTCATGTTCTCCGACCTCGAGTTGCCGCAGATGCTGCGAATCGTGATCGGTGTGCTGGAGGCGAATCTCGCAAATTTCTTGAAGGCCGTGCCCGACGTGAAAAGCTGAGTCGGGAGCTGGGGCGCGGCGATCCAGCAACGTTCAAGGTGCTGACCATGATGGAGGAAGAGGACCTCCTCTTCCGTCCCATCATGCACGATCCCCCGATGTATCGGTACGAGAGCCTGATTGACGGCACCCTCGACCTCAATGACGTGATGGTCTGCAACGAGGCCATCGCCGTGAAGCAAGAAAACGAACGCCGCTACTACGCGGCCAAGAAAGCAGCGGCCCCCACCCCGCCGCGAAGGAGGTAAGCCATGTCTTCCGGCACCGACCAGGAAATCCTGCGTGAGTACCTGATCGCGCTTGGGTTTCGCATCGACCAGAGTGGAAGGAAGCAGGTCGACACTCTCCTCGGTGGTCTCGACAAGAAGGGGCTGAAGCTGGGGAAAACTCTCGTGGGGCTGGGGACAGCGGTGGTGACCTTCACCACCCTGTTCGCCCGCCGCATGGAGCAGATGTACTACGCAGCGCGCTACGCCGACACCACGGTGACCAGCTTGCAGGGCCTCGAGTACGGCTCGCGCCAGGTCGGCCTCCAGGCAGGCCAAGCCGCCGCGGCTGTGAAGAACATGACGGCGGCCATGCGGGCCAACCCAGGCCTTGTCGGCCTGATGGAGTCCATCACTGGCAAGGCTGTCGCGGGTCGTGACAAGACCGACGTCCTCCTGGACTTCGTGCAAGCGCTCAAGACCATGCCGTTCTACAAGGCACAGGCGATCGCGGGGATGTTCGGCATGGACCCGGAAACGCTGTTCAACATGGAGGAAGGCCTCCAGAAGTTGAAGCAGCAGAAGGACCTGCGCCAACAGATGGCGCACGACATGGGCTACGACGCCGACAAGGCCTCGGCGATGGGCATGCAGTACATGCAGATGTGGCGCGAGGTGACGGAGCGTGCCTCCCTGTTCGCGGCGATCGTCGGCGAGGCCCTTCTCCCCAATGTGAAGGAGCTGCTGGGCGTCTCCACCGAGGTCATGAAGGACTGGGTGGACATCATCCGCGAGATCGAGAAGACGGGCGCCACCGAGTTCTGGCACAAGGTGCGTATTGGCATGGGGCTGGAAAAACCTGGCGGTGGTGTGGAGCTGACCGACGACGCAAAGAAGCGCCTTGGTGTGGACCCGCACTACGACCCGGAGCTGGGGCACGTGCCCCGCTGGAAACGCATCCTTCGGCGCATTGCCCCCAACGGCTACTTCGGCTCTGGCGTCTCCAACGATCCCAACGCGGTCGACCTTGCTGACGACAATTCCGCGTTCAAAAAGAATCCCATGACGGAGGCCGAGCGCGTGGCCCAGACGAAAGCGCGGCTGCAGGGCAAGGTGGAGGGCCTGCAACCCCAGACCCAGCAGGCCCTCGGCTCACAGCCCCCTCCTGGCAATGGCGAGGACCAGGTCGGGGCCAAGAGCAAGGACGGCTACGTCACCACGGAGAGCTTCGACCCGGAGACGTACCTGCGTTCCCTGGAGAAGAAGTACGGACTCCCGGCTGGCGTGCTCGATCGTGTGTGGAAACGGGAGTCCGACCGCGGGACCAACATGCTCAGCCCGAAAGGGGCCAAGGGCCATTTTGGCTTCATGGACGCTACAGCGAAGGAGTACGGTCTTCGAGACCCGAATGACTTCCAGGCCAGCGCGGATGCCGCTGCTCGCTACTGGCACGACCTGTTGCAGCACTATCACGGCGATGCGCGCAAGGCCGCTGCCGCCTACAACTGGGGCATGGGCAACGTGGATCGCCAGGGCCTTGGCTCCGCACCGAAGGAGACCCGGGACTACATGGACGCAGTCGCTGGTGGGCAGGTAGCAGGCGGCGACACCAACATCACGGTGTCCCCTGA